AAATCCATTCCCTGTATTAAATCCATCATTAACCCAATCTAATAAATCTGTCGTGTCTAAACTTCCATCGTGTCTTGCAAAAATATCTTTTTCATTATTATTGCTTCGTCTAACCCTAACTAATGGTCCTGTATAAGCTGAGTTTAATGCTCTTAATGAATAGGCTGCCGCTGCACTTGGGTAATCGTCTAAAAGTCCTGTTTGAGAGCCATCCCAATACATATTGTAAAAACTATTTATATTTCGTTCAATACCTACTCTGTTAGCTGATTGGTCAGTTCCGTAAATAATAGTAGACTGCCTCCACCCTGTTAATGCAGACTGTAAAGTTGCTCCTATTCTTTGTGCAATTGTAGAAGCTAATGGCAACCGACTTGCGCTGCTATCGTGTACCATTGAGATAAGATTAAATTCAGTATCTCTTTGAATGAAGTTAGGTTCATTTTGAACAAACTCCTTTAACTCCCCATTCATATAATTGCTTCCTAATCTAATTGAAGCAGGATTTCCAACAGAACCAATATATTGTCTTCCTGTTGAGGCATTACTACTTGATGATGATACATAATCATTATTAGAACCCCCCAATAGCCACTGTTGGTATGCACCACCTTGAACATCTAATTGTTGAGCAATAAATACAGTGTGTGGACTAATTTGTGTGAAACTTAAAACTGAAGCATTTGCATTTGCAGGACCATACCAATAAATTGATGGCTTACCGTATTTAGTAATAACTGCTCCAAGTGAATCTGTTATTTTTGGTTGGTTTATTAATACTGTTTGAGTTGCATTATTGCCATTTCCACTTTGGTCATATAATGTTCGTACATAACATTCTCCACCTTGTGCAAAAGTAACTAAAGAAGCAGTATCCAATACTTCATTTACAAATCCAATGTCTTGAATTGCATTGTCAGAACCTCTCCGAACTTCTATGCAATTACCTGTATATGTTGAGGATAGCTTTCTTAAGTCATAAGCTACTAAAGCATTAGGGTATAAGTCTAATAATAATGTAGCACCTACTTTTTCCCATACTAAATTGCTCCCAAGATAAACCTTGTTCACATCGGTTGCTCCAATCTTAACTGCACTTATATCGTTTGCTCCTATCTTCATTATAAAAAATTAAACTATGAAATAAACCGTTGTTGCATCAGGTGTTAAAGCATCGTACTCAGCCTGTGTAACTGTGGTTAATGCGTTTGTTGTGTATGTTGTTCCTATGTTTTTTTCAATTCTATTGCTAATTGCCGTAACATTCGTTGCAATATTACTTGTATTTGTAGCAATGTTGGAAGTGTTTGTTGAAATTCCATCCGAGTTATTCAATATGGAAGTAACATTTGTTGCAATCGCTAAAGCATTGTCTGAAATTAAGTCCCCATTTCTTATAATATCAGTTGCATTAGTTGAAATGTTAGTTGCATTTGTGGCTATATCTCCTGTAATAGTTGCGACAGGAACTGAGTTTATTGTTCCAACTGTCGTTGCTCCTGTGTTGTCAATTGTTACATCTCCTGACATTGCAACAGATGCTGATTGATTTGCCGCATTTCCTAAAAACATCTTTGCAGAATTTAGGTTAGGTGTTGCGTTTGCTCTACCTGCTCCAATTACTTTTATAATTCCTGCATTTGCGTGACTTCGGATTACCTTGCCAACATTTTGAATGTCTGCTGCTTCTCCTGTTGGTGCTACATTTACCAACTCTCCTGCAACAGTACTAACATATAAAGTATCGCCTTCAGTAAATGCTGAAGTATTTAACCCTGAAACATTCCCAAAGGTTACAACCTCACAAGCTGCGTTGTTATTTGCATCTGCGAAAACTAAACCAAAAGCAGGTCTTGCCGCTACATCGTCAGCATCTGCTAAATCAACCAAAGTTTGATTGCCGCTAACTCCTGTAATTGATACAACCTTGCCTTTTAATAAAGTTGAACCACTTGCATTTTTTGCGCTAAATCTAATTGCTCCGTTCAGGTTTCCAATAAAATCAGGAGCAGTTACATCTCCTGTAAATGTTGCTCCTGTCAAGTTTGCCTTTAAATCTAATGCTGAAGTATTGGCAGCAATGTTAGAAGCATTTGTATTAATGCCTGAAGCATTGGTTGCAATGTTGGTTGTATTAGTATTAATACTTGATAAATTCGCAGAAATATTCGTTGTATTTGTAGCAACCGTTCCTTGTGTTGTAGTTAATTCAGTTGAGTTATTATTTACAACCGATTTAATTTCGTTAGCATTTATAAATGTCAATTTTTTGTTTTCAGGAAGTGCATTTGTCTGTCCTAAAATTTTATCTTCAAAGGTTATATTAGTAGTTGCCATTATAGTTCGTATCTTTTGTTTATAGAATAAGTTGTCCCTTGCGATGAATAGCTTTCAGTTCTGTTGCTTCTTATGTATTCAGGTGTGTTTACTGAAAGTTCAGGAATGTTTTGAAAGTTGCTTGTCAAATATTGCTTTACTTGATTCTCGTAAAATACTTTACTTGCCTCAGCTTGTCTTTGCATATTTCCTAATTCATCTGAACCTATTGAAGTTACTTCATCAGTATCTCCAATTGAAATAGTTTCAGCACCTATCTTGTATAACATTCGTGGCAAAGCCATCACATAAGTTTGCCAAATAATCATCTTCATAACTGAAGCCTTATCTGAATTATACAATTCTTGATACAAGCCTGTCAAGGTATTTGAATTATAATCGTTTCTTAGCTTTATCATCAAAGCAGTTCCAAGCACATTCTGTGCTGCAAGGTCTGTTGACTGAATTACCAAAGGCTCTAAAAGTCGTGAATCAAAGTTTTCAGTAATGCCTAAATAAAACTTTAGGTCATCTAATCCAATAAGTAAAGGTATTGTTACTGCCATTTTTTAAATTTTATTTAGGATATGCACCACCGTTTGGCATATCTCTTGGTGCTTTTTTTGCATCTCTTTGTGCCGAATCTCTTCTTGGTTTATATCTGCTTGGAATTTCATCAACTTCTTTACCTCTTGAAAGGTATTTTTCAGTTTTGCTTTTAAACCTGTAAAGTTCTTCTTGCCAAAAATGACCGCATTGAACTCCACCTTTATATCTGAATAAAGAATAATTTTGACCGTTATGCCCAAACTGATTGTTAACCCCATTCTCTGAAGCAGAATCTATATCTTCTTTGCGATAAACAACTCCACTTCCTGTTCTACCCATCATTGTTTTGCAGAATTGTCTGCTATTTGATGATGAATATTTTTCTTGATAAGTATAACGAACTTTGTAATAATCTTTATCAAGGTCGCTTTCCTTATTTGGTGCTGACTTAACAAAGTCTGCCAATCGTTCAATAGATGACTTCTTAGGCTTTATCAAACCATTTGCCCAATCTTCTATGCTTTCATCATTTGCTTCCCTTACATCAACTAATTCCCACTCGTCAAAGTTTATCTTTTCTCCTGCTAATGCGTCAAGCATTTGTTCGTCATCAAAGTCTTTTTTTTTAGAAAGGTTTTCTTCTTTTATTAACCAAACAGATGCTTCATCTTCTGTAAATCCATAACCTGCTCTTAGCATCAATGTAGCTTGTGCATTTGTTAATTGACCTTTTGTAAACTTTCTTACAATTCGTTCAATGCCTTGCATCTGTCTTCCTGTCAAATTCTTTACCGATTCGTTTACTTCTGTTGCGTCTTTTAAATCTTCTTCAACTACTTCTGTATCCGAATGAACTTCTCCATCCATCACGCTGCCGTCAGGCATTATGTGCGTTGGTCTTGGTTGCTCCCCTTCAGGAAATAATGATTCCGCTAATTCAGGAGTAAATTGAAGCATCTGAACAAGGAATGCTTTCGCTTGGTCAACTGTTAAGACACCTTCGTTTACATTGGTCATAATACCTAATGCTGAAGAAATCTGCGCTCCGTTGTAACTTGCTTCTTTGTCTTTTGCAATTATATCAATTTCAGCTTGTGTTTGACTTGCATCAGGAACAACCCCATCAGCAATTGGCGTATCAATCACAGAAACAACTTGTTCTTCTTTCACTTCTTTAAACCTTACATCTTCACATTCCAATTCTGCAAATATTGGAGAAAGAATTTCAAGGATTTGTTCTCTTCTTGGAATAACAATTTTCTCCATCATTCGCTCAGTAGCATAAGCAAGTTCTTCCGTTTCAGAAGTGAAACCTGCACCTTTAGAATTTAACCCACTAATCAAATTTGCTGATGGAATCCTGTGTGCTTTTAATATTCCTATCTCAGCAGTTTCGTATTGGTTTTCGTAAATCTTATCAATGCCTGTTAAGTTAGGAGTTGAAAAGGTTGGAGCATTACCACCTTGTCGGTAAAAGGTTGTTATTACCTTTCCTGCATTTGCTGCTCCTGTTGTTTGGTGTTGCGTTTCAACACTATCTTGTTTGTCAATTTCCGAATCTCCACTTGTTTCTTTTGATATAATCATTGAAGGGAACATACCATTTTGAGCACCGTGATTGTGCATCATATATATTGCAATCTCCAACTCAATTGCATCTGCCGCTGAAAGGTATTTAGGTCTGCCGTAAGGTGTATTAAAAGTTCCTGAATCGTAATAATAAAGAAGTGATTTTGCTTCTTCGTTATTATAAGAATTTATGTAGGTATTTCTGTAATTGTAAATTGGACTACTTGTATTCCAATCTTCCTTGTAACTAAACTTCACAGGAAAACCATCTTCAATGTCAACTACTCTAAAGTGTGCTACATTGATGTTTTCAACCGCTTTGATTTCCATTAATGGATTTCTGCGAATTTCTAAAGAAATACTTTCTTGAATCAATAATCCTGAAGCAATAGAAAGTAGGTTTTTCTTTTTAAAAAACTCGTGCAATTTTGCATCCTTTTCTTTATCCTCACAGGTCAATCCTAAACCAACAATCTGTTGTGCCAAATCATCAACAATACATTGGTGCGTTGGACTATTATTGTAAAGGGAATTTAGGTAGTTTGAGAAAAGGTTATCAAACGCATTTGGATAGTAGGTGCTTAACCTTCTTTGTCCTTGTATTGCGTTGGTTTTATATCTTGATAATTGAATCTTCATTACGCTAATGTGAAATCTAATGTATAATCAAAAGTGTTATTTTCTGTGTTCTGCAAGAACCTAACTACTCCTGTCTTTAAATCCACATCTTCTTGCGATATGGTATAAAAATAGGTATCATCTATTAATTCAGAAGTATCTGCTACATCTAAATCAAAGGAATAATACCCATCGCTAATTGTTGTAATAACTGAAGAAAAAACAAGCTGACTTCTTGAAGGACTGTCAAGTGTAATTGTAATTGTATCACCAATTACGTTACTCTGATTCAGCCTTAATTTTATCTGACTCGCTTGATTCTTCGTTATTGTTATCACTTACCTTTTTCTTTTTTGGTTTTGGATTCTGTAAAATTACACTTTCTAATTCAGGAAATTTGTTAAGAACCCATTGAATGTTTTCAAAAGTAGTAGCATCCGTAATCTCGAATGCTACCCTTTTGTATTGATACTTACCTTTTTTTAGAACCACTTTTTTTAGTCTTAATTTCTACTTTTGGTAATTCAATTCCCATTAATTTGTATTGAGCAATTACTTTTTTTTCATCGGTAATATATGCTTTTAATTTAGGATTCTCTTTTAGAAATTTTAAAATTTCCGTTTCTTTTGTTTCGGCATTGATAATCAAATTAGATTCCAAGCCTATGAAGTTCCCAAATAAATACATAATTAAACAGGTTCAGTTATTGTAAATGCTGCTGCAAATTCTGAAAAAGTTACAATTGGCATTGGCTGAATTGCTTCTTCCATCAAAGTAATTGTTACTCCTTTAGCATCTGATAAAGCTGCTCCTGAAGTTCCTGCGTCAGAACCTGTCGCTGAACAACCTCTTTCGTTACCCATATATGTGTAAGTTCCATTTACCCATTTGATAAGAACTTCAGTTCTTCCTTTTACTAAGTTCTCAGTCAATGTTGCAATTTCTGCGTTATAACCATCTAACTTAAATTCAAGGTTTCTATCGTATTTAAAAGCATTTGAAGTTGCGTCAGAAGTAATTGGAGTTGTAACTGTTGAAGTGTTAAATACAGGTTCAACGTGATATGCAGGAACTGGTGTGCCTGCATTTGCAATTGTTAACGCTCCTGATGTAATACTAAAAACAACATTAGAACTCTTTCTAGCTTCATGGTCTATAAGGTAGATTGAGTCAATTCCTGAAGGAGTTGCACAACCTCTTTTATAGGCACTTAATGTTAATGTACAAGACATATCGTTTTTTTTATTAATGAAGGGGAATGAACTTAATCACTCCCCAAAAAATATTAATTATACTGTTGTGTCCTTGTAGGTAACCCAATCAGTAGTTACCGCTCCTGCTCCATATCCGAAGTTTCCGAAGATGTTAGCTTGGTTTTTCAAGTTATCTCTTTGGTCAATTACGTCTAATGAAATAATGTCATTTGGTGCAGATGGTAAACCTATTCCTAAGTTTGAAGTCTTACCAAGTACAGCCCATCTTGAGTTCAAGTTAGGTACAACCTTAATCCCGAATCCTCCGAAGTTTGTAGGCTCACTTGACAACACTGCCATGTTTTGAGTTTGTAAACTTCTTCTGTAAGCCCATGCAGTTACAGGTGAAACGTGGAAGAACACATCTTGTTGCTCATTTAATAAAGCCGTTGGAATAACTTCAACCATGTCATTGAACCTTGCTTGAATCGTTGTAGGGTCTACTAATGAATTAGCACCTGAAAGAATTTGAGCAGTTAATGATGCACCAGTTAGCTTGTCATTAATCAATTTGCAGAATCCGTTGATAGTTGCAGTTGGGTCACCTGTTGCTCCTGCGTTAGAACTCCATAATTCGCTTTCAACTACTTTTAACGCTTTCTCAGAAATGTTTGATACCATTGCAACTTTTAACTCCTCGGGAATACCCATTGCGTGAATGTTAGCTACTGCATCTTTCCACTCGGTGTTTTTGAACAAATCATAAGGTAACGGAAGGTTGATTGACTTTTTGTCAATAGTGAACTCCGTA